CAGCAAGCCCCTCCAGATTCGATCATTCAACAGGCTAGGTACTGGGTCCACTGCAAGCATCACGATGGCAACCTGCCGGAAGTCAACCCAGGTTGTCGGGTTATCCCAGAGACCGGCAACGCTCGCCACTACTTCCGCGAAATGTCGCAGATGATGGAAGATAACTTGCATGATGAAGCAGCAGCGGCACAGTGGGCGAGGTCCAGCGAGAAGGCCCGCAGATTGGCTATCTGCTACGCTTGCAGCAGGGACTACCAATCACCGCTGATTGATGACGAAGCGGCTCAGTGGGCCTGTGATGTGGTCAGGATCGCAACCCAGCAGTTCCTCAAGGCGGCTAGGTCAGAGATTACAGGTAGCGACTGGCAGACGGCACGCTGGAAGAAGGTGCTGTCATACATCAAGAGCGAAACCAAGCGACGCCAGCCGGTTAGCAGATCGTCGATCATGCGTAAATTCAGGATGACGGCAACTGACACTGAGAAGATTCTTTCGGCGCTTTCCGAGGCACGGGAGATTGAGGCTGTCGCTGTCGCTGATCCCCGGCCAGGTCGCCCTGGGACATATTACCGGGCGATGGGGTAAGTTCCTCCACGCTTAGGATCGTCGAACGCAGGATCGTATAGACGTGGTTGTTGGGGTTGTCCCGCTCGTACTTGCCATCGACTAGCCAGCACCCAAGCGTGATTGTCTTGCGGTGCTTGGCGACCAGTTCACCAACCAGCCTGATTTGATAGGCGTCGTCGCCCTCGGCATGATCCAAGAACACGACGCGATACAATCGCCCTAGCTCAAACTTCTGGATGGTCATAAGTTGGTGCCTGCAATCCTGCTTCAACTGCCAGAGTCAAGGCGAACGCAACACGGGTCAGGGCGTTGACTAGGTGAGGTTCGGAGCGATCACCAGCGGACCACTCGACCAGATGATTCATGGCGTGCCCGATGTGCTCTTCCATCGGTATCTTTTTCCAGTTGTGAAGCCCGTACTTCCGAAGCCCGAAGCCGTTGCACTGGGCTAAGAGCCTGAGCACCACTGGCGGAACTGCATCGTACCTTGCCAGTGTGAACGAGTGCTTTCCACCCTGGGTGTTAGTCTCGGTGTCGCCTTCGCGTAGCTTGGGAGGTTTGACCCATTCTAGGCGGGATTGTTTCTTCGTTTGCTTCTTGGTTGTCACTTCTTTGCAGCCTCAATTCTAGCCTTCGCAATCTCCACGTATTCTGCCTCTCGTTCGATGCCGATGAAGCGGAAGCCTTCCAGCATCGCGGCTTTTCCGGTTGAACCCGATCCCGTGAACGGGTCAAGGATGGTTCCGTTTGGTGGTGTTATCAATCGGCAGAGGTATCGCATTAGGTCGGTAGGCTTGACGGTGGGATGGTGGTTGCGGCGCATGATCTTCGCCATCGGATCTGATTCGCTGAAACCCCGTCCGCTATCGTTCTTAATTCCGGCTTCCTTTTCCTCCATCCCCTCGCACCCCTCATCCCGATCCCGCTTGCTCGCCTTCGCGCAGTAGAAAAAGCGAGAGGCGGAGCCTGAGCTGGCTTTATACTCACCCGAGAGTTGTTGGGGTCTCTTTCCGTAGATGGCGTTCTCGGCGGTTATGTTCGCTCGATTTAACTGCCCACTCTTCGTCGCCGGAAATCCCGCGACCACTTCATCGCTGCCGTCGTGTATCAGGTTCGCGGGCCAGCGGCCTGTTCGTTCAGGAGTCAGCATTACCCCTCGTTCAAAGGTGCCAAGTTTTGCCTGCCCTGCAATAGCCTCTGGTAAAACTTCCGCCCCCACCCTGCACCCATCCACATTGATAGCCCCAGTCCCGTGCTCCAGCACGTTGGCGGCAACGGTGCCGACTAGCGGCTTGCGGGCCACGGTGATCGGTTCCATCGCGGGCTTTAGGGCGGTCCCCCAGCCGGACCATTGGCGGGCGGATTCGGTGGCTGGCGCGGTTTCGCAATATGTTTGTTTCGAGCCATCGGCGTGTCCGATGCCTGTATCACCTTGGCCGTGATTATTGATCTTTTGATGAGACTTCCCCCTGCCGTCCGTTCTTGTCCCAACAACCTCGCGCTCCGCGCCAGCCGCCTTATCAATCGCCTTGCTTACATCCAGCGACTTCGGAAACCCGCTGCCATACACCCAAGCAATCATGTCGCGGATCTCAAATCCTGCGTCCTCAATGCGAACAGCCATGCGGTGCTGTGTCCTCGTGCCAGCGAAGGCCAGCAGGTGCCCGCCGGGCTTGAGAACCCGAAGGCACTCAGCCCAAACCTCGACCGAAGGAACATCGTAATCCCACCGCTTGCCCATGAAGGCTAAGCCGTATGGAGGATCAGTGACCACCGCATCGACGCTGCTATCCGCAAGCGTTTTCAGGACTTCCAGGCAGTCGCCGTGATGTAGAACGTACTCGCCCACTATTTAGCCCTCGCAGCTTCCAGATTGAGTCTATCCGCCCCGCCCTTGGTTCGGCTTACTGTTATCCCAAGCCAAGCCGAGCCGATGCTTTTTGGCCCCATGCCTCGCTCAACTTCCCAGCCTCCAGAGCCATCGCCCCAGGCGTCTTTGTAGCCTGGGCATCGAACGTGCAACTGCTCATCGCGGTACACCTTGCCGTTCTGGCTGATGCGTTGCCGTGGTATCGAGAAGATCCAATCATCATGAGTGTGACCAGTGAGCACAACGTTAGCATCGGGTGTATAGTTGGCGATCCGGTTAGTCTGAATCACCCCCTTCGTTACTGGCCCACCACCTCCAGATCCGTGGTAATGATGCAGCCAAGCGGAGGCGACGTATCGATCTGGGTTGGCGGATGATTTGACTGACAGCCGAACCCAACCACTGTAACCGGAGGAAAGAGTGACACCGCCAACCGATCGCAGGCCAGCAGTGAGCCGGTCGGTCAAGTCGGTTTCGTGATTCTTCTGGATCGCCGTTTCATGATTGCCACGACCACAGATGGCAAGGATTGATTTGTACGGCTCGTAGAATTCAACGGCAGTAGAGACCAGCGAATCGAGGTAGTTGTTTGTTTGATGCTCTGGCCTAATAGATTCCTTTGACGACCTGCGATCGTACTTGCCCTGCATCGCGCAATACAAATCTCCGTTGTCCAGCACTGGGCAGTTGCTTTCCATCGCCTCGTTCAGGTGCTTTCGCTCTAGATCCTGATCGCACTTTGGGTTGTCATGATGGACATCAGACCGAAGCAACATCCAAGCTGTATCCTGCCCGACATCCCAAAAGCATATCTCGAATACGTTAGGTCCGATCTGTTTTAGCGTCCAGTTTTGCATGGTCGTTCCTCAAATTGAGTTTAGATCGGATCGCCTCTACACGCCCCTCACCCCATTCATCTAGCCAACCTTGGAACCAATAGAGGCGATCAAGCTCGCCCATCTTGTGCGGGTTGCTATCGAACGGGTCGCCGTTATTGAACGCCTCCCGGCCCTTCGCGTTCGCTGTTTTCTTCTTGCCCATCGATCGCCTCTTTCGTGAGTCGGCAAGCTTCTTTGATTATTGATCGCCACGGGTCAAACGGGTTGAGCCATCGCAATGCTCCGGTCATTGTAGCCCGAATGGCGGCAAAAATGGTAACGCTCCAATCGAACTTCTCCGCATTGCCCGCAAGTTCATCGGCCAAGCTATCAATTTCATCGAGGCATTTCTCCCAGCCTTTGGCATTCATGTTGGCCTGAACCCTGCGACATCCACAGCCCTTGGGCGGATCGATTCCGAAGTGCTTTTTGATGAGGTGGTACACCGCATCCCCTGGCCGATCGAGTCGGTTACGGGCTGGCCGTGCTTCGTGGCGGATTACCTGCAATAGCGATCGATCCACGATGGGCGTGGAGTCCACCGGACAGCACCCAAAGTGCGTCACTTGGCTTGGTGCTTTATGGATGGCACCGCATCGCGGGCATGTGGATTCGATCATGGTTGGCAGTTAATGGTGATAGTTGCTGTGGTCGCTGATGTGAAATTGACTGGTAGCGTGGTATTGGATGGGTTGGTACCTTCGCAGCAATCACTCAGCCACGATCGGCAGGATACCGGATCTGCTTCAGACTCGTTGCACTGGCTCACAGGGCAGGTTGTCCAGGTCATTTCAACGCTATTTTTTGTGGCACCGGAAGTGCGGTTCAGCGTGTGATTGCCGCAGACATCATCACAGTCTAGCGTCAGCGTAGCTTGGAATTGATCACTGGCAATTGGGAACCCTCGGCATGGTTCCTGGCAAGTGCCATAAATACCACCAGCTACAGGATCCATATTGAAACTATCACAGATTTCGTCATACGCTCCATTGTTTGAAAGCGAGTTTGTAAACGGTGTAGCGTAGTTTAAGAACTGAACGATCATATTATTCAGCGGCGGAGGGAATCCCATCACTTGATTGTTGAAATAGGTTTCAGAATTGATCGCGGCACAAGTCGGGTCGTTTGGGCGATCAGTCCACCATTGCTCATCAGCATCTCTTTCACCACTTCCGCATGGTGCAATTGAGTTGCACTCTTCTGGATATGTCTGGCTAGAGTCGAAGCAAAAAGAGCTAGTCGTCATCTCAACCCAGTTTGGAGCATCGACTGCGCAGTCGATAAAGCGGAAGCTATAAAGTGGATCCGGTGTCCCTGCCGGATACTGATAAGAGGTAATCTGCTGTTGACCAAATAGGCAATAGAAAAATCCCATCAGCCCACCTAACCCGCCTTCATCGCAGGTTGGGGAAATGATTGTGCAATCACTGTTGCGTGGGCAGTTGTCATTGTAGTGCGCAGATATTTTGTAGCGTATTGTGCGTTCTGTTTTCGCGTAGACGGTTCGGCCAAACACCGCGAAAATCTCTTGCTGCGTACCGCTCGGCGCAAACGTCAAGAGCAGTGACACCTCTTGCCAGGTTGTGACTTTGTAGAACAGTTCAAGGTCCTCAACCTTGAAAGTGAATACGTAATACTCTGTCGGCTTGCATCCTCCCCACTGTCCGTAAATATTTGGATAGAACGGATCGAATTCATAGTCTTTCGCGTTGTACCATGTTGAGCACGGCACGCAGGAACCAGCAGGGACAGGACCACCACCAGGACCACCGAACGCCTCGCCGTAGCCAACTCCCTCAAATCCTCCGCCACCTGGACCACCGCCACCTTGAGGATTGCAACAACCTTCATTGGACCCAAACTGTGACCACGAATTGTAAAACGCTTTCCAGCAATCGCCCTGGGTTCCATCCCATGCCACGGCAGCGGAGTAGTCAACGATCTCATATTCCACTGGAGTGGAGCAGTAACGCAACACCAGCGAGCAACCCGGTATGGCGTTGATCGCTTGATTGATGGTCCACGAATAGGTATCACTGCCAACCGAAGCGGCGATCGTGGTGATTGTCTTCGAGCACGGACCACAATCACCACCAGCGCAGCACGTACACCCTGCCCCATGTTTGTTAGCCATTGCTGATTCCAAAGACTACTTGCAGGGTACGTGCGGCGCCTTCGCTAGATCCGCTCACAAGCTTGAGATTAGTTGGCGTCGTGGATGGTCCACCGATTGCACCACGGAACGCGGCAGCATCTAGGCAGACATGGCGACTGGTTCCAACCGTCACGCTGTACTCTGTGCCCTCTTTGTAGACTGGCTTGTACGTCGTGCCTCCATCGTCGCTAACCTCGAATTTGAGGCTAGTCCCAGTCAATGCGGAGGGAGTGACCACAGCCAGAGGAACCTTATCCAGTGGCACGGCAACTGCGGCACTGGTCGTTGCTCCGTTTGCGATCACCACATTCGCCCGCTCGATTTTTGTTGCCATTTTTAGCAGTCCTCAAAGTCAACGAACCAATAGCCAGAATACCATTCACGTTTGCATTGAACCCATTTATCCGCAGCGATTGATGCAGCGGAGATATTGTAGACGGTGTGAGTTGTGCTGGTGCTGGTTAAGCCAGTACCAACCAGTTTATAGGCTGTCACTGTCCCGCTTCCAACAGTCGTCCCGCTCCTCGCTGTGATACCGCCACTGTTTACCTTGGCTATCATCGCGGCACCTGGCCGGGCATAAACATCGACTACAATCAGCGTGCCGTCCTGGGTGCGGGTGGCAAGGAAGAAATCGTTATCTTTGATCAGCCGATCGCTGAGGTTGAACACCTCAGTAATCACGCTGGTACTGTTGGGCGTGTGGCCTGAGATGGCGTCTGTTGTCTTGTCCCTGGTAGCTACCCTGGCATCACCGGATGAAACTACTGGCGTAGCCGATCCGTAATCACCAGCGGGGATGTCCTCCTCAGCCTGCATCAGCCAGGTAGCACCAGTATTGGCCGGTACACTGCGGGCACCTGGCGTGCTGTACGCTCCAACCTGTTCGCGTACCAGCTTTTGCACCGCCTTGGCTAGCTCGGGGCTTAGGACTGCGTATTGTCGCGTCATGCCCAACTCCATGGACCCAACTGTAGGTCGTTAAAGTTGGCTGATTTGTAGCGATTGAAGCTAGGCGAGATAAACACAGGAGTTGTCAGGCTAGTATTCTTCCCGCCCGAGCCGTTGAGGTTGCCAGTAGTCTGCTGGAAAGCATCATCACCGAACGGAACTTTGGCACCTGTCCCCTTGGATCCACCAGACCAATAGTAAGTTCCTTCATCCAATAGTTTGATCTTCCAGCCCTCGCCGTTGTTGCTCCAGAATTTGAATTGGTATTCCACATTCCAGTAGGCTACCTGCTCCTTGCGTTCCTGCGTCGCACTGATCGAAGCACAAAGCACCGTGTTGGCGGCAGCACCCCAGAACCCCTGCGAGTTGACGCGGTTCATGTAATTCGGAATCTGAGTGTAGTCAAAGTACAGCTCCGCCCTACTGATAGTCAGCACCTGGATTGTTTCAGGCGTGGTCAGTGGCGGCAACGATTCCCCAGCGGAGTTGTAGAAAGGTCGCGTAGGATCCTGAGCATCAAAGAGCAAAGGCACCTCGATCGTCTCGGCGGACCAGGACCACCTGGGCGTGATGTCCCAAGGCTCCTGATTTGATTCATTGGCCTTGATGGTTTGGTTATCAAAGACACATTCCACCTCCCACGTCGCTGGACCAATCTCCGTGCAGGTGCGGGAGATGCAGTACGCACCAGCCGCAATGTCGGACGCGGCACCGATGGCAGGGATCCCAGGGACTAGTACAACTTCGTTCTCCCGAGCATCCTCATCGGGACTACCGGCGAGCCCGACGCCATCGGTCATACGGACTACAAAGACCACCGAGTGCTGGAGGTTTACCCTCAGTTTGTCGAGGTCGAACGTCTCTTGGCTGTTGATCCCTACTCGCTTGCCTATAACGGCACTCATAGTGCGAACTCCACAAAGGCGGCGGCTGGGTTGGTGAGTGCTTTAGCGATCTTCTGAAGGAACGCTGCTTGCTGTCGCTCAAGAACCAGTTGCTGGTTCATCGCGTTTTCGCGGAACTTCTCGAATGCCGCGGTCGATGTCGCCTCCAGTGCTTGCGGCTGGGCGAGTTGGACGGCTTGCTGGGTGGCGTCTCTCGCCGTAGCACTGACATCCTCGGCACCTTCGCGGACTGCTTCGGCTCCAGGTGCTGCGGCTTTCATTAGATCGATCCCGCTAAACTGCTCGAAGGTGGCCCGCACCTTGTCGGCTGCTTTGGAAGTGCCTTCGGCTGTTAAATCCTGTGCCTCGGTTGCATCCGCTAGGTTGGCGGCTTGGGCTTTGGATTCCGCTTCGTATGCCGATCGTAGCGTACTCATCTGATCGCGGAATTGATCGAGTGCCTTTTGCCCGAGGTTGTCAGGGTTGGTCAGTTCATTCAGCGATGTTTGCATCTGATCGCGGTTTTCATCACGGATCCTTTGCACCGTCGCCTGTACTTCCTTCGCGATGTTATCGATGTTCTGGACCACATCGGCACCAAACGTGCGGCGGGTAAGGGGGTTATTGACAAGCACCCGGAACAGCCCAAGAAAAATATCCGTCGCACTCGCTGCCATGCCGATGATAAAGGACAAACCCGCCCGTAGTCCATGAAATGCACGGATGGCAATATCTAGTGGCGTGTTGACGTAGGCCAGCGTCTGTCCGAGCAGATTGAATACCCTGGCCGAGTTGTCAACTCCAGTGGCATTCAGATCGAGGTTGACTAGCAGATCCTTCAGCATGTCGATCAACATCGTTGCATACGGCAGGAACGCTGTACCAATCGCTGTGGAGACTTCTACCCAGCCAGCCTGCAATGCTTTGAGTTGGTTCGCGAATGACATGCTTGATCGGTCAACATCGCCCTGTGCTTGAGCCGTGCCGGCCAAGATGATGTTGTAGCGAGCCATCGCTTTTTGTGCGTCGTTGGCGGTCTGTGGGTCTAGTCCTTGCTTGAGCAGTTCCGCTTTCATGGCGGTTTCGTTGACGATCACACCGAATCGCTTCATCGGCTCGGACTCGCCAACGATCGCGGAACGAAGCGCCTCGAATGCATCAACGTCAGCGGCATTGTGGAAGCTTGCCAGATCGTAGGAAAGCTGCGTCAGGTTGCGGCTCATCTCAGCAGCGGCTGCTGGATCTACTCCCATTGGGATAACGAGCGATTGAGCATCAGCCATGAAGCCCAACACCTCGGAGCGGCTACGCCCCATCGTCGCAGCGAACTGATCGCCCCAAGCTTGCATCGATCGAGCATTCTGGCCAAAGACTACGTTAAACTTGTTGAGCGTCTCTTCCAGCGTGCTTGCATTGCGGATGGCATCGGTGATGCCAACAGAGATTCCGAACGCAGCACCAAGGGCGGTGGCCTGGCCAATGAGTGATCGCATCATGCGACTGAGCATACCAAGACTGTTGCCAATCGCACCGAACCCCACCCGCCCGACCATTTGCACCTGTGCTGAGAACTTCTTGATCTGCGCTTCCATCGAAGCGAAGGCACGGCGGAAAGCGGCTTGGCCTTCAACCCCCATCTCAACGTAAGCCCGACCAGCGAACTGTGCCATTAGCCGAACCTCGCCTTGTAGTAGTCAACCCAAATCTTGGTCATCTTTTTTGCGTGCCTAGCCCTAGCCACTGACATCGTTGGACGCTGCGGCATCCTGAAAGACATTGGCCTGCCAGTCTTGCTTGTAATCAATCCTAAATCCTGGTGAGCTATTGTCGTTTTGCCTTTGCGTTGTTTGATGTTTTGCAGCGTGATCAGTGTCGGAATATAGCGAACTTTAGCGGTAAACGTCCCGCCGTATTCGTGTAGCTCAGCACCCCACTTAGAACCAAGCTTTCGCCCCCAGGCAGCAAACCCGATTTTTACATCTCGCTTTGCTAGGTCAACTTCGTAAATGATCTTGCGGATCCCGAAGTCACGATCGCCATACCTAGCCATCGGTGGTTTTCCTGGTGGCCTGGGCTTGCGTCCCTTCTGGTAAACTGCAACAGGCTTACCGTCGATCACCTCAGTTCTAATCTGCTTCTGCGGCTTGACTGGATTCCCTATAAGCTTCCTTGCATCTTGCCTAATGATCGCACCAAACCTTTCAAGGGCTCGGCGGTCGATGTCCTGGATTGCTGAGATTCTGCGGTTGGCTTGCTGGATGATCCGCTGAAAGCCCCTCGTTTTTGCTTTCAGCTTGAGCATCGCGTTTATCCTTTGGAAGCATCAGCTTGAGCATCGAAATAGTCTGCGAGTTGATCGGCCACCGCTCCTTGCCATCCTTTTTCCCGGCGTCGGCAAAAAGCTCAGGACGGGCTCCCCGAGCCATCTCCATTAACTGCCAGGCAGTCAGTCCTGCTGGGTCGATTCCGACAATTCCAGCCAGTCGATAGAGAGCTTGCCAAACGCTTGTTTGATCCGCTCCGCTTGTACCTCCTGGCCCCGCTTGCTGCTTGACCACAGACCGGCCAGCAGTTCCTTTTTTGCGGGTGCCAGGCGCGAAAAAAAACCAGACCATTCCTCCATGAAAGCATCGATCCCAGCGGACAAAGCATCACCGTCCAAACGATCGCCAAACGTCCTGCAATCAATGCCCAATGCTTGGGCTTGATCCATGCAGATAAACCACAGCACATCCATCAATGTCGGGATGTCAGTTGGCATCTGCTCAGGGGAGTCCAGTAGATCGATCTTTAGATTCTGCTTGATCGCCAGCAGGTTACCGACCGTCAGTTTGATCTGCCACTGATGGCCGGTGGAATCCTTAAACGCTCGCATGTTGAAACCTCGTTAGGATGACTGCAAAAACTACGTTGCAGTATACCAAACAGGGGCGGAGTTGGCGTTCTTCACTGGTCGCAAGGAGACGTCCACCATCAACGCTTCGCCGAGGTTCTCATTACGTGTGAAGCTCTTCACCATCATCGTGGCCCGCAGCCCCTCACTGCCGGTCGTTGCGACCAGGCCATCGAGAACCAAGATTTCAACCGAAGTGTTGTTGATGAAGGCACCTTGGAAAGCGTCGAAGTCAGCGTCCCCGGTATCCCAGAGCATCCCGAATTCAACGGTAGCATCCTTCATCCCGTCGACGAATTCCTTCCAGCCACCAGACGCCCGAGTCGTTACGTCGGTTTCGTCCTTCTCAAGGCTCAAGGTCAAGTCCTTGACGTTGCCAATCAAGTCCCAAACAGGAACGGAATAGGTTCCGGTGTTGCGGTAAAGCTTTGCGTTTTGGCTCAATACGTGCGCCATTTATATGGTC